GAAGAAGACGCCTTTCTGAACGGCGATGGAACCGGCAAACCGCTCGGAATCTTCGCAGAGACTGGTGGCGGCGAGAAAGCCGTTACGCTTGACAATGTGAAGATAAGCACGGATGATGTGCTGACCCTCATCTATTCCCTGAAGCGTCCGTACAGAAAGAACGCCCGCTTCATCTTAAATGATACTACCCTTGCAGCGCTGCGTAAGCTCAAGGATACGAACGGAGCCTACATCTGGCAGCCGTCCTATCAGGCTGGCGAACCGGACAGACTCTGCGGATACTCCGTGCTGACTTCCGCCTACTGCCCGGGACTTGAGGCTGGAAAGAGCGCCATCGCATTTGGTGATTTTTCCTACTACAACATCGGCGACCGTGGCACTCGTTCCATGCAGGAGCTTCGTGAGCTGTTTGCTGGAAACGGCATGATCGGCTATGTGGCAAAGGAGCGTGTGGACGGCAAGCTGGTGCTTCCGGAAGCGGTACAGATTCTCGGCGTAAAGAGCGCCTAATCTTAAGGAGGGATCCGCGTGATTATCACTGTTGATGAAATGAAAAATTATCTTCGTGTAGATGATGATGCCGACGATGATCTGATCAAAAGCATCATCGGATCTTCGGAGAAGCTTTGCGCTGATATTCTAAGAGTCGAGGAACTTCCAAGCCAGGAAAATACAAAGGTCGCTGTGATGTATGCGGCGGCCTATCTTTATGAACATCGGGAGGAAGCAGATCATCATGCCCTTATCATCACGCTGAGATCCCTCCTGTTTGGAGACAGAAAGGCGGAATTCTAATGAACATCGCACTTCTTAATACGAGAATTCACTTTCAGAAACAGACGCTATCTACGGATGAAGTCGGAAACCATCTCAATACCTGGTCGGACGCATTCTCCTGCTACGCAACCGTAAGTAGCGAAGGTGGAAGCGAAGGATATAACGCGGCACAGACGACAGAGCATACAGACTGCGCTTTTACCGTCCGATATTCGAAAAAGACGTCTGCTGTCACGGAAGGGTCATACCGGATTGTCTGGCAGGATATGATCTATAACATCGTATCCGTCGATCATTTGTCCAATAAGCGTGAAGCACTGAAATTCCGCTGCGTAAAGGAGGCACGATGATGGCAAAAGTTGAAGATCTTTCCAAACTGATTGAAGGCGAATTAACCGCTTATGCTAAGAAGAGCGCTGATGTCGTAAAGCGGGCGGTGAAAGAGACCGCTGACGACGTAAAAAATGAGATCTCTGAACACGCGCCTGTTGGTGCAACCGAAAAATATGCAAAAAGCTGGAGATCCAAGAAGACCGCTGAAACAGATACCTCTGTCACCTATACGGTTCATGCGAACAAGGACGGCTACAGACTGGCGCATCTTTTAGAGTTTGGCCATCTGACAAGAAGCGGAACAAGAACGAGGGCCTTTCCTCACATCAAACCTGCAGAAGAAAAAGGTGCTCAGATTCTTGAAGAAAAAATAAGGAGTGATCTGTAAATGGATATCAAGGCTATGATCGAGTCACTCGGGCTGCCAATCGCCTATAACCACTATGCAGAAGGCGAATGCCCTGCCCCACCTTTCCTGGCTTATCTGTTTCCAAACAGCAATAACATTTCAGCAGATAACATTGTCTGGAAATCCGTAACAGAGGTTTCTCTCGAACTATACACGGAGAAAAAGGACAGGAAAACAGAACAACTGGTTGAAGGAGCATTAACAGAGCACGGAATCTTCTGGAACAAATCAGAAGTCTATATCGATTCCGAGAAGCTCTACGAGGTGCTCTATTCTTTTGAAATGGAGGTAGATTAAAAATGGCTGATACGAATAAAATCACCTACGGCCTTTCAAACGTCCACGTCTGGCCGATTACAGCAACAGACAGCACCGGAAAGCCGACCTACGGCACGGTCATCAACATGCCGGGTGCGAAAGAGATGTCACTTTCCGCAGAGGGCGACACGGCGACCTTTTACGCAGATAACGTGCTCTACTGGTCCGCAGAGGCCAACAACGGATATTCCGGATCGGTTACCATTGCGGAGGTGCCGGAGGAATTCGCGGAGAAGATCTTAAATCAAATCAATGACACGAACGGCGTGCTGGTGGAAGATGCGAACGCCACCGGGACGGAGTTCGCGATGGCCTTTGAGTTTGAAGGCGACGTGAACAAGAAGCGTCATGTGTTCTACCGCTGCACGGCGGGACGTCCGGATGTGGCGTCGTCCACCAAGGAAGATAACATCGAGCCAAACACGCAGGAAATTTCCATCACTGCAATGCCAAGGCTCGACAACAGCTATGTCAAAGCAAGCGTAGCAGACCCGTCATCTTCTGCATATTCTGCATGGTACGGAACCACGCCGTATGAGCCGGTTACGACCACATCCACGACATCCAGCGCAAAGAGCAGCTCGTAAGGAGGTAACGCATGATCAAGACCATAACGATTGAAGATCAGAATGTAAAGTTTGACACCGCCCTCTCGTGGATGTTCGTCTACCGCACCCAGTTCGGAAGAGACCCTCTGGAACTGGTGATGCCTGCCATCAAAGCGGCGGTTCCGCTCTTTGAAAACGCAGGACAGGAACTTACGACAGCGGATCTGGATCTTCTGACGGATATCCTTGCAGAGCTTAATATGACAGACGGTCTTCAGCTAATCTGGGCACTTGCGAAGAATGCAGATAAGGATATCGCAGAGCCGGAGGTCTGGTACCGGGAATTCTCACAGTTTCCTCTGGACGATGTGCTGGAGGAGCTGATTCCTGTCATCGCGGCTTCCTGCATCAGCACAAAAAAATTCAAGGCACTGTCCGACGCGGCGAAGAAGGCAGTGCCGAAGAAAAGCCAAGCCTAGAAAGCATTCTCACCGGCGGACTGATGCGAGGCCTAAGGATGGAGGATACTCGAAGTATGACGCTTGGAATGTGGGTCGACTACATCATCGAGTGGAACAACATCAATCTGCCGCATGAGAAGGAAAATCGGAGAGCGACACAGAAGGACTTTGATCAATTCTAAGACATTTAGAATCAACGATACTGTAGATCCATTTTTGTATTATTTATGTTACAATGAGAAGATTATTGGAAGATGTAACTTCATCAAGATAACTTTCAGTTAGGAGGTCTAAATGATGAAAAAATACAAACTGGGTGTGCTGCTCCTTGTGTTGACTCTGACGATATGCATGGGGTCATCATTTTCTGTCTTTGCTGAGGAAGTAAATAACAATACAACGTCTACCCAGGTAACTGACACAAACGAAAATACCGACGTTTCTGCACAGGATCCAACTGAGATTGTAGTCCTCCAGAAGAGCGTGAGTCTCTATCGCAAAGGCACTGCAAAATTGAAATACAGTGTAAACAATGCAGTAGGTGCGACATCATTTGAAAGTTCGAATAGCAAAATCGTAAAAGTAAACTCTGCTGGAACAATCACAGCAGTGCAAAAAGGTACTGCTACGATTACCGTTAAGAACAACGATGCCACAGGTAGTATTCGTGTAACGGTAAAAAATCCGTACCTGAAAGCGAACAGCAAAACCTTATATGTCGGAGAATCCTACCAATTAAAGCTAATTGGAAACGTAGGAACGGCAAAGTATTCATCATCAAAGAATAGCGTCGCCTCTGTATCTTCATCCGGGAAAATTAAGGCAAAAAAATCTGGTACGGCAACAATCAAGGTAAAGACAAATGGCATAACGCTGAAATTCAAACTCAAAGCCGTAACAGTTAACAAAAATGCGAGTGCCAAGACCATCTATACATATTTCAAGAGAAAAGGATATCCTCTGACCCTCACGAAATATAGAACAAACACAAAAAAAGGTGATCTGTATTATAACCGCAGCCTTGCAGAATGTAATTATGACTATGACGATTATGCTACTGTGACAATCCATATATACAGAACATCTACGGATGCTGTGAGAAAGTCAGCCTATGTACATGCATATGATGGCACCATCTTTCAGACACACGTGTACAGAATCGGTAAAGTGGTTATTACCGCGGATATGGAAGTCACTTCTTCAGACTGGAAACAGATCAAGTCTGGATTGGACAGGATATCAAAAGGAAAACTGCCACTCAGCTATAAATAAACAACTATATTGAGATGTGAGCATCAGCCTAATATCGGCTGGTGCTTTTTTGTGCCCATTTTTCAGAAAGGAGGAACGCGCATGGCCGGAAACATCAAGGGCATCACCATTGAGATCAACGGCGATACCACAAAACTCGATAAAGCATTACGAGATGTCAATAAAGAGACTCGAATCGTGCAACGTCAGCTCTCCGATGTGGAACGTGCACTGAAGATGGATCCCGGAAACGCGGATCTCATTCAGCAAAAGCAGCGACTCTTAGGTGAGGAAATCCAGTCCACAGAAAGCAAACTCTCTATGCTAAAGCAGGCCGATGAAAAGACGGCGCAGGAAATGGCAAACGGCACAGAAGGCGCTGCGGAAAAGCACGCGGAGCTGCAGCGGCAGATAGCGATCACCGAAGCAAAGGGAAAGGCGCTGAACGCCGAGATGCGAAAGCTGGGTAATGTGAAGTTGACAGCGCTCAGTGAATCATTCAAAACCGCCGGCGCAAAGATCACTACGGCTGGCAAAGCCATAATGCCAGTATCTCTTGCCGCGGCGGCAGTTGGCGGAGCGTCCATCAAGATGGCGACGGATTTTGACGAGTCGTTTAAGAAGCTCACTACCATCGCAGATACCGGAAGCGGCAAGGGCCAGGTATCGATTGATAAGCTGAAAAGCAGCATCACGAGTCTTTCCAATGAAACAGGCGTCTCCTCCGCTCAGATCGCCGAAGCGGCGTATCAGGCGATTTCCGCCGGTCAGTCTACGGGGAACGCACTGAAATTTGTCGAGAACTCCGCGAAGCTCTCAAAAGCTGGGTTTACCGATATGACCACGGCGACAGATACCCTGACGACGGTCTTAAATGCTTACGGTATGAAGGCAAATCAGGTCGGAAAAGTCTCGGACTACCTCATCACCACACAGAACTTAGGTAAAACCACCGTCCAGGAACTCGGGCAGACGATGGGCCAGGTTATCCCTACTGCAGCTTCCTACGGCGTTTCAATGAAGCAGCTCTCCGCCGCATATATCGTCACCACCAAAAACGGCGTCAATACCGCCAATGCCACAACGTATATCAACTCGATGCTAAATGAGCTCGGCAAAAGCGGCTCCAAGGCATCGAAGATCCTGAAATCCGAGACGGGAAAATCCTTCTCCGAATGCATGAAGTCCGGCATGTCCTTAGAAGATGTGCTTGGCGTATTAAACGATCATGCCAAGAAGTCCAAGCTCTCTATTAACGACATGTTCGGAAACACCAGAGCGGCAAAAGGCGCTGCTATCTTAGTGCAGCACACAAAGGACTGGGACGGCGCAATGCAGGGCCTTGGGAAATCCTCCGGCGCGACAGAAAAAGCGTTTGCCAAGATGGAGGAATCTGCCGGGACAAACTTTGAAAAGCTGAAGACCTCTGCGCAGAACGCCTTGATTGGAATCGGCGGACCGATGCTGGAAACGCTGACTCCGATCATGCAGGGTCTTGCGGAAGCCGCGAAGAAATTCACCGCGTGGTACTCCGGTCTGTCGGACGGCGGAAAGAAAGTCATTGGCGTACTTTTGATGATTACCGCTGCTGTAGGCCCGGTACTGATTCTCATCGGGAAGATGGCAACTGGAATCGGAAGTATCTTAGGCCTCGTATCACGGATATCGGCAAGCGGCGTGTCCTTAGGCAGCGTGATTGGAGCGCTGACCAGCCCGATCGGTCTTGTGATTGCGGCGATCGCTGCGGCCATCGTGGTCGGCGTCCTGCTATATAAAAACTGGGATAAGATCAAAGCGACCGCGCAGAAGGTATTCACCGCTGTTCAGAAAATTATCACCTCAGTGATGAAAACAATCAAATCCGTGATCACCACTATCTGGAGCGGAATCAAGAAGTTCTTTGTTACCGTGCTTACTGCAATTGCAGCAGTCTTCCGGGCATACTTTGATATCTACCTGACCATAGCGAAGACAGTGTTTACCGCAATCAAGATCGTGATCACCACTGTCATGAACGCAATCCGTGTGGTAATCCGGACCGTCTGGAATGCCATCAAGGGAATCTTCAGTTCCGTCACCGGTGCGATCAAATCCATCGTGACCCGTGCATGGAACGGCATCAAATCCGTCACCAGCAGCGTATTTCACAGCGTGCTCTCGGTGACAAAGTCCATCTGGAGCAGTATCAAGTCAGCAATCAGCAGTGTGGTTAGTGCGGTAAAAGGCGTTGTTTCCCGCGGCTGGCATGCGATCCGCTCCGTGACTTCCTCGGTGTTTAACGCCGTAAAGAACGCGATGGTGCATCCGATCCAGACTGCACTTTCGGTGATCCGGGGTATCGTAGATCGGATCAAGGGACTGTTTCACTTCAGTATCTCGATGCCGCATATTCCTCTCCCCCACTTTTCGATCTCCCCGTCTGGCTGGAAGATGTCTGATCTTTTAAAAGGCAAGATTCCAAAGCTCGGAGTCAGCTGGTACGCAACCGGAGGTATCTTTGATTCGCCGCAGGTCATCGGTGTCGGCGATGCGAAGTCGCCTGAGGCGGTTACCCCGATTGACAAACTGAAAGGCTATGTGAAGGAAGCTGTGCAGGAATCCGGCGGCGCGGGATATGTGGTCAACAACTACATCACAGTAAACGGCGCGGAAGATCCAGACGATTGGGCGATGCGCTTTGCACGCACGCTGAAGCGGGAAATGAGGATGAC